CCTTTGATCAGGCGGTAGGGGGCCCGCAGAGAAACTTTCGCCATGCTGACGCCTCGATGACGCGGTTATGGCTTGGTCATCGTATGGGCTGGAAGCAGCCGACCAGCTATGACGCGGATCGCAAGCAAGCGACCATCGACTTGGATTTACTATCTGACGAGGAACTGCATGAGCTTGATCGCCTCATTGGCCGAGCGAGTGACGGCGGCGGAGGTGAGGGAGGCTCTTCGTCGTCGGGCGAGTGACCAGCATCAGCGTTCGGTCGACCGTTCGGTCCCGGCGGTGCGGGCTCGCTGCGAGCGGAGCCTGTACGCTTTCGTTCGCGAGGCGTGGCATGTTTTGGAGCCATCGACCCAATTTATTGGCAACTGGCATTTGGAGGCGATCTGCGAGCACCTGGAGGCGGTGTCGGCTGGGCTGATCACCAGACTGTTGATCAACATCCCGCCGGGCAGCATGAAGTCTCTCCTCGTCTCCAGTTTTTGGCCGGCGTGGGAGTGGGGTCCGCGCAGCATGATGAGCCTACGCTATTTGACCACCTCGTTCGCCGAGGTTGCGGTGGGGCGGGACTGCCGGCGGATGCGCGACCTGATACTGAGCGACTGGTATCAGAAGCACTGGCCCGATGTAGTCCTTCGCCGCGTTGGCGAGTTTAGTTTTGAGAACACGATGACCGGGTGCCGGGACGGGGTGTCATTTGGCTCGCTGACCACCAAGCGGGCCGACCGGCTGATCATCGACGACCCGCATAGCGTGTTCAAGGCGGAATCGAAGCCGGAGCGGCAGGCGTCGGTGCGCAAGTTTCGCGAGGGGGCGATCAACCGGCTGAACGACCAGCAGCGGAGCGCCATCGTGGTGGTGATGCAGCGCTTACACTCTGGCGACATTGCCGGCGAGATCATGGACACCGGGATGGACTATGTGCAGCTGGTGCTGCCGATGGAGTACGAGAGCGGGCGCCATTGCGCCACCTCGCTGGGTTTCTCCGATCCGCGTTCCGCCGAGGGCGAGTTGTTGTGTCCTTCACGGTGGTCGCGGGCGGTGTGCGATGACCTGAAGCGGGACATGGGCCCGGTCGGCTACGCCTCCCAGTACCAGCAGCGGCCGGTGCCGCGCGGCGGCGGGATCCTGCCGTACAATGGCTGGGAGTACTGGTGCAAGCAAGCAGCGCTGATTTACGGCCGCAACGAAAACCAGTTTCCCGAGTTTGAGTACATACTCGGGGTGGCCGACACGGCGTTCAACGAGAAGCAGGAGAACGACTACTCGGCCTTCGTTGTCTTAGGGGTGTGGACCAATCTGTATGGCCAGCCGCAGGTGATGGTGATGCATGTGTGGCGCAAGCGGCTCAAGTTTCATGATCTGGTGCAGGATCTGATCGCCAGCGCGGAGAAGTATCGCTGCGATCGAGTGCTGATCGAGAACAAGGCCAACGGGATCTCGATCTTCCAGGAGATCGTGCGGCTGACCCGCGACGAGAGTTTTTCCATTCAGCTGGTTGACCCGAAGGGGGAGGACAAGGAGGCGCGGGCGAACAGCGTCAGCCACTTCCTCGGCGAGGAGCGGGACGACGGGACAAGAAGGGTTGGTTTGGTGTGGGCGCCGTGCGTGACCCAGCCAGATGGGGCGGTTTGGCCGCGCGCCTGGGCGGAACTGCTGATGGCGGAGGCGAGCGAGTTTCCCAAGGGCAAGCACGACGACGTCGTCGACTGCCTCGTCCACGGGTTGCGTTTTCTGCGACTTCGTGGTTTGGTCCGGCGGGTCAGGGAAGTCGAGGTTGAGGTCGAGAGCGCGCTCAGGGATCCGGGGACCGGGCCGCCGCCGCTCTATCCGACCTGAAGCGGAAAGAGTGTTTTGATGCAAGACAGACAGATGACCTATGGCGAGCGCGCCGTCGGTCTGAACTTCAATCCTTCTGGCGATGAGACGGTGCATGAACTCAAGCTGAAGTTCGCCGCGATCATCGACCTCTGCAACCAGCAGCGCGAGGCGGGCGCCGAGGGCGAGCGGGCGCGGCTGTGGTCGATCGCCATCACCGAGGCGCAGGGCGCGCAAATGTGGGCGGTCAAGGCCGCCACTTGGAAAGACGACTGATGGCGGGGGCTGTCGCATGGCGAAGGCGAAGAAGAAGGGAAAGCCGCCGCCGCGCGGTCCGATGGCGCGGCTGGATCAGGTCAACCGGCTGATCAACGCCTATTGCACGGTGAGCTACGGCTTCCCCACCGTCGATGTCCTGAACGCCGTGATGCTGTTCACCGCCGACCTCATTCTCAACCAGACGAAGGTGGAGAGCCGCGGGCCGCTCGTCGACCGCTACACCGATTTCCTGGTCGAGAGGATCGCCGAATTGGCGGCGGAGGACGCTGATCATGGATAGTTCGTGGTGGCTCAAGGACAGTGTGATCGATGTCTGGTTTGCCTTGCGCGACCGGACGCTGGTCGAGGGCAAGACGCCGAGCGGCGCGCGGCCGCCCTCGTTGCGCGACGCGATTTACGCCTGGGTGCTCAGCCAGCGCTCAATCGACATCGCCACCACTCCCGACACCGTCGAAGCTTACGTCAACGGCCTTGAGCTAGGGGCGATGAGCGCTTTGCGCGACGCCTGGGAGAAGCGTGGTCGATAGAGAGGAGGATTCGTTATGGAGAGAACCGAGATCGTCAACGCGAAGACTAAAATCGAAATCGACGTCCCGACGCAGTTGACCAAGAGCACCCGGCGCAAAAACGCCTATCATTGCGTGTTCGCCGAGGCCTGCGCCCGCATGCCCCAGGTCGACGAGGCGATCATCCACCTCTCGACCGCCTATCTCAGATTCAAGGGCGAGAAGGTCTTCCGCCGCTACCGCGTGCAAACGCGCTTGCGCGACCAGATCGTCGCCTTCGATAAATTCGGCGCTTTTGACCCCGGCGTGTACACCCTTGGCGTGATCCAGCCGTCGCACCAAGCCAGCGGCGAACGGCAGGGAACCGACAAACCCGCCAAGGGCGGCCCCAAGCGGCGCGGCGGGGTCAAGATCAAGGGCGTTCGGGAGCGCGCCAATATCGCCACCCTCTAGGCGGTGGTGATGAGCCTGTTCGCTTTGCTGATTGCCTTCATCCGGGGAGCCTTCAAGGTCTCCCCGCCGGCGCCTTTCGTGCCGCCGCCGCCGCCGCCGCCATTCCCAGCGTTTCTCCCTCCACCGGAGCCTCAACTTGCGGCGCCTGCCGCGCCAATCGCCCGTCCCAGGCGCCCACGCGCGCCACGGGTGAGGGTCGACATGAGCCTGAAGCGCTCCATCCTTGACCGGCTTGATGATAACACCAAGGTCATCGGCCGGATGAAGGCGTACTTCCCCTCGGAGTACGGTCTTTATTCGCAGATCGGCGCGGTCATCGTCCCGCACGACGATCCGTTCCTTCGCTGGAAAGAGCTTGCCACCGAGCCCGTGTCGCCTTGGTTCGATGAAATCCGCCCGTCCTTCGGCGCCGTGGTCACGGGACGGCCTAACGACGAGACAAAAGGCGCCGACGAGCCTCTCTGTGCGCGCCTCACGCACTTCTTAAAAATTGAACAGGCGCAAGACATTCGCCAGCGCATGTTCCGGCGCGATCACCAGACGATCCAGCCGATTGCGCCGACGTCGAACTTGTACATCTTCACTCTCTATTACGACGAGCGAGACTGGGCGCGGCTGTTCCCGCGAAAGTCGCGGGCAGACTGGAAGATGTGCAAATTCTTTGAGCGCGCCTTTGCCGTTGAGCTACCGGTGGAGATCACCAAAGACGGTTGCGCTCGCCCGCTGAAAATCATGCGCGAGAAGGGGCTGAAGCGCCCGATCACTAGGCAGGATTCTTACAGCGATGCGTGCCGCACTGTGAAGCGGTGGGAGTATCCATACAGCAAGGAATATCTGGCCGAGTTGAAGTGGCGCGAGACGCCAACGCCGGAAGAGTTCATCCTCGCCGAAGTTGGCGTTACGCTACGTTGCTACGAGGAAGCCAACGCTTCGATGATCCAGGTGCGCGCAACGAAGAACGGCGTCTGCACTTTGGTCAATGTCAACGTCGAGGCGACGCCCAGTTTTTTCGATGATCGAGAGGACGTGATCGAGGGCAACGCCAAGAAGAAGATTTTCCATATTGTGCGCGCCAACGAACGCATTGGATCGCGGGGCGTCCGACTCCATTTCCGGGGGCTGCGGGAGTTCGTCTGGAACGGCTATCAGATCGACATCTCAGTACCAGGGCGCGATCACCTCGACGTCAAGGAGTTCAATGTCACTGCGGTACGAGAAGAGGATGATTATGACTTGGCCAACTCGACCGATTTGGCTGACATCGGCGGGTGGCTGGTCGCCAACCAGAAAGTCCGCTTCGGCGCCATGGTCGGCAAGTCTGGCAAGCTCATACCGCTAAACGGTCACGAGGCGCCGCGATCGATCGGTTGGAGTGAGCGATGAGCGAAATTGAGGTTGCGACGTTCGTGGCGGCCCTGATCGGCGCCCTGATCGGCTACTTCTTCGGCTTTCGCCAAGGCTGGAAGCTCGGCAAGAAGTGGGGCGAGGCTGATGGCGTGCGTTGGGCGACTGATCGATTGCGTCAGGGGTCATTTTGACCGACGCTGAGACCTTCGACGATCGAATCGAGAGAATCCGGCCGCTGCTCGTTGGCCTTGAGCCGGAGATCCAGATGGCGATCCTGGCGGACCTTCTCTCGA